AGTTCGAGCTCTGGACGTACAACGACTGGTTCGAGCACCCGGTCACTGGCGTCCTGACCAACTACGTGGACACGAACAACGTGATCATGTTGTCCGACGGACGCCTGGATCTGACGTACGGAGCGATCCCGCGGATCGTGGCGCCAGAGCAGCGCGCCATGCCGTTCCTGCCGCCCCGCATGTCCGCTCCCGACCAGGGCCTGGACCTCACGGTGAACGCGTGGGTTACGTCGGACGGCGAGTCGCTCATGGTCTCCGCCGGGACGCGCCCGTTGACGATCCCCACGGCGATCGACACGTACGCGCGCCTGACGGTTGCCTGATGCCGAGCAACCGGGAGCTGAAAGAACAGGCCGAGGCGCTGGGCAAAGAGCTCGGCGTCGAGGTCCAAACCTCTGGGCTCGCGAATGCCGATCTCGGCAAGCTCGTCGAGAGCCTCGAGGCGCAACGGGGCGAGAAGACCGCCCCGTCGGGACTGGGAACGCCTTCGCCGGAACCGCCAGGTCCCGTCGAGGTCGTGAACAAGCCGGGTCCGCGTCCTCCGTCGCCCCCTGTCCGGGTCGCCCGGATCGACGGCGCGGACGACGGGTCCCTCGGGGGCCCGCCGAAGCCCAAGGGCAAGAGGCGGGAGCCGCCGACGTTCCCCTACTACGTGGCGAAAGGCCATTCGCTCGTCTGCGCGAAAGGGTCGATCGATCAGTACGAAGAGATTCGGGTCCGTGACATCGGACTCGCCTCTCCGGAGGCGAACGCCAAGCACCTCGCACACCTGATCGAACGCGGGATCGTCGTCAAGACGGATCCCTGAGGCGCTGACGCCATGGGCCTCCGCGATCAAGCGGCGGCGGATCTCAAGTTCATCCTCGAGGACTCCGCCGCCGGCTTTGGCTGGCCGATCACGGTCGTGGATCCATTCGGGAGCCAGGCCGATCTGATCGGGTACTCGACCGACATCGCCGAAACGATCGACGCGAGCACCGGGCTCGCGGTGAGCGGGCGAGAGGCGGCCGTCACCGTCGCGATGGCGTCGCTCAAGGCGGCGGGATTCGACGAGCTGCCGCGGAACGTGCCGGAGAAGACGACGCGCCCGTGGTGCGTGATCTTCAACGACATCGCCGGGGCTTCCTACAAGTTCAAGGTGAGCGAATGTCGACCTGACCGGGTGATCGGCGCCGTCCTTCTCATCCTCGAGGCCTACGAGGCATGACGCCGCAGATCGCCGAGCTCATCGAGGGCACTGACAACTTCGAGATCATCCGCGACCAGATTGCAGCGATCCTGGTGCTCGAATCGACCGCGCAGCAGGCGCTCGCGACGGCCGCCGCCAAGGATTCTGGACTCTGGAAGCTCCGCGTGTTCGCCGAGCGCTCGAATCCCATCGAGGCGTTTCAGGCGGAGACCAAGCAGGCGGACGGCACGCCGGTCGTCAATGTGTGGTTCGACAACGCGTCCTTTGACGCCTCGTCCAGCAATACGGTCGAGCGACAGAAGGCAACCGGGACGTTCAACGTCGACTGCTACGGCTACGGCATCACGGCCGACGACGCCGGCATCGGTCACCAGCCCGGCGATGAGAAAGCCGCGCTCGAGGCGCACCGCGCGCTTCGCCTCTGTCGCCGCATCTTGATGGCGGGCACGTACACGTACCTCGGGCTGCGTAAGACCGTGTGGAAGCGATGGACGCAGAGCGTCACCGTCTTCCAGCCTCAGATGGACGGCCGCCCCATGCAGCACGTGGTCGGCGCCCGCCTCGCGCTCGCCGTGGACTTCAACGAGTTCTCGCCGCAGTTCGCCGGCAGCCCGTTCGAGACCGTCACCGTCGCGCTCAAGCGCAAAGAGACGGGCGAGATCTACCTCACGGCCGAATACGGCAGTGAAGATTCCTGACACCAGAAAACCGGAGAAAAGAAACCATGGACGCCTCAGTAGTGGCCCGAGTGCTCGGAATCGCCACCAGCTTCCAGGATATGCGCGCCGGTGGCGTGCTGTTCCTGCCGCAACGCATCGCGATCTTTGCCCAAGGGGCAAGCGCCTCCGTCTACGCCACGATGAAGCAGCAGATTACGAGCCACCCGCAGGCCGGAGGACTCTACGGCTATGGGTCGCCCATCCATCTGATCGCCCGTGAGCTCTTCCCGGACAACGGGGACGGCGTGGGAACGGTCCCCGTTACCGTCTATCCACTCGAGGACGCCTATGAGGCGGTTGCGGCAGTCGCGACGATCACCCCGGTGGGCGTGGTGACGAAGTCGGCGTCGTTCCGCGTGAGGATGGCGGGCATCCTGTCCGAGCCATTCGTCGCCAAGACGACCGATTCGATCGCGCAACTCTGCACGAAAATCACGGCGGCGATCGTCGCGGTGCTCGAGCAGCCGATGATCCCGTCGGACGACACGACGGCCGTGGGCCTGGTCGCGAAATGGGCTGGAGCGAGTGGCAATGGCATTGTGCTCGAGATCATCGGGGACACGAGTCTCGGCCTCACGTTCACGCTCGTTCAGCCGAACGGGGGACTGCTGAACCCAGATCCGACCGCCGCGCTTGCCGAGGTCGGAAACGTCTGGGAGTCGATGGCGATCAACGGCGCGGACATCGCCGATACCGACGTCCTCGACGCCTTCCAGACCTGGGGCGAAGGCCGATGGGGCGAGCTGGTTCGGAAGCCCCTCATCGTCTTCACCGGAAACACGCTCTCGGACGAGACGAGCGCGACGTCGGTCTGCTCCGGCAGGCGCGAGGATCGCATCAATTCGCAGCTGGTCGCGCCTGGCTCGGTGAATCTGCCGTGCATGGTGGCCGCCCGGCAACTCGCGCGGATCGCGAGGGTCGCGAACAACAATCCGCCCGTCGACTACGGCGCTCAGCAGGCGACAGGGCTGCTCCCTGGCTCTGACGGCGCGCAATGGGACTTCGCAACGCGCGACGTAGCCGTGAAGGCCGGCAGCTCGACCGTCGAGGTCAGTGACGGCATCGTCGAGATCAGCGACGTCGTGACCTTCTACCGGCCGACGGGCGACCCGTTGCCCGCTTACCGCTTCGTCGTCGACATCGTGAAGCTCCAGAATATCATCTTCAATCTGGACCTCATCTTCGCCGCGCAGGAATGGGCGGGGGCCCCGCTCATCCCCGACGACCAGCCGACCGTGAACCCGGCGGCGCGGAAGCCGAAGACGGCGAAGACGGCCATCTCGGCTGTGCTCGATGACCTCGGCCTACAGGCGATCATCAGCGACCCGAAGACGGCGAAGAAGAATACCACTGCGGTGATCAATTCGCAGAACCCGAAACGGCTCGACATGGTCGTGCCCGTGCAGCTCTCGGGGAACACGAACGTGAAGGCAGTGGATCTCCGCTTCGGATTTTTCTTTGGGGCCGCGACCGCCGCCTGAGCGCGTCGCTTTCACACCAAACAGAACGTGAGGGCTTTGCCGCGTAATCGTGCGGCCGGGCCGAGGTGCGCCGCGCGCGCAGAAAACGAGGATCGCTATGGGAGCAGCAGTAGGCGGATCGATCGAATCGATCTCTTTGAAAGGTCGACTTTTCCCCGTTGCCGCGGACGCGGACGCGGGACGGAACCTCGGGGGCTTTACCAATGAGGTGCAGGCCAACGGGGATGGCACGGCGCGCCTCGTCAAGAAGCGCATGCCATGGAAGCTTGGCGGGCTCGATGTCGAGATCAACGACGACCGCGCCGATCTCGAGTTCCTTCAGGAGATCTCTGACGGGCTGGAGTTCGTCCCGATCTCGATCACCCTGGCGAACGGCAACACCTACCAGGGCAAGGGCACAATCACCGGCGACGTCGAGAGCAGCACGGAAAAGGCGACTGCCGGCATCACGCTCGAGGGGCCGCAGACACTCGAGGCGCAGTAGACGCGCCGTTGCAGATCTGGGAAGGCATTTACCCGAGCTTCGACGCGGCCGGTGGTAACACCGGCACGTGGTGCGAATCCCTCTGGGTGGACCGGTCAAAAGAGAAGGCGCTCCGCATCCTCGGCGGAGCGAGTTCCTCGTGCGACTACTGCATCCCGAGCATCGCAGCATTCGTCCAGGCCAAGAAGCAGCACATCCGCATCCTGGAATTCGGAGGAAGCGTCGGGCTCAGTGTCCGAGCCATCGTCGAGGCGCTGGCCGATCGCGACGCGGTCGAGATCCACATCATCGACAATGAGAACGTCTGCGCGGCAGGCCGAGAGGTA